AAAGTCTGCCCACCACGAACGCCACCATACTCCACAGCTGCAAAACCGTTATAGTTCATCACAGTCTTGATACGATCAGAAGTGCTTTCAACCTGCCAAGCAGTGCCACCAGTGAAAGAAGCGTTGCTCACCCGATAAATCATGTCTAACGCTGTCAATGTAGCTGTAGCATCAAACCCTGCATCTTCATAGTTGAAGTCCCAGTCTTGAATAAACCCTGTAAACCGTCTAACACCGTTACTGCTAATCCTGATACGCCCTGCAGGTTGAACGATAGTGTAACCGCCAGAAACGTACCATAAAGGGCTAGAAGTGTTTAGTGGGTCAAACACACGATTATTATTTACAAAAGTTATTGAAACGCTACCTGCACTAAAGTCATCAAGATTACGGTTGATACCACGATTTAGGCTTACATTTTGAACATACTGCGTAACGTCAACATAACTGCTAGATCCAAACTGTAACTCAACAAGGTAGCTAGGCAACGCCATAATCTGCCTACTTTACCAATTTAAACGGCAAGCTACCATTTTGTTTTACATACTTACCCAAAGTGTCAACAAGAACTTTAGGGTCACCACCCTGCACATTGATAGTCACATTATTTGGAGTTCCCCCAAAGTTGCTTTGGAGTCCAGAATATACACTTCCTATGTTTAAAAGAGGGTTTGTAACCTGAAGAAATGTTCTACCTATTTGATCAAAAAGATTCGGTTGAACAGTTGTAGGCTTACCATCCTTGCCCTTAGCACCAGGCAGAGATTCACTTTTACCCAGCAACTTATCTAAAGCATCTCCAGCATCATTGATTCCATTAGTAATGTCTTCTATTAAATCAAAGAAGGAGTGTAAATCATTCATCAATGGCATCGCATTAGCTTCTAGCGAAAACAGATTTGAAATTATTGTACCGAGATTTACAACAGTGTCAGATAAACCTGTAACAGTATCTTTTACCTGAACAAAGACCTGCCCTGCTTCAGTCTTAGGGTTAGACACATCTTCAAGAAACTTACCTACCTGATCTATAGCTCCACCAGGCTTCATCATCGTGTCAATAAAATCTAGAATGTAAGGCAGAATAATGCCACCCAGTTTCTCCTGCAACTCACCAAAGGCAACGTTCATACGAGCAAAAGGGTCTGCCTGCTCTTCAGCTGCACCCTTTACTGTTTTAGTCAAATCGCTAATAATGTCTTTAGATTTAGACAGTTCAGGGAACATACGCTTTAGGGAAGTCGTATTTCCGTTAAATGCTTTGGCTAACGCAGTGCTTACAGACTCTAAAGGCCTACCTGAAACAGCACTAGCATCTAACGCCAACTTTAGTAATTCTTGTGACTTCGCTGTTGAACCTGTCGCTCTCGCAAGACGTGCCTGAGCAGGTCTTAACTGATCGTCAGCAATACCCACCTGCATAGCCAAGGTATCTATAAACTTATTGTTGGCTGCAACCTGTTTATCTGTAGCGTTAGCGTTACGAGTCAACTGATTGTTTAGCAACTGCATAGACTTAGCATCAATAGAAGCAGCCTTAGCTGCATCCAACAAGCCATCAGTAACAGCCTGCAAACTTAAACCAATACCAAGAGCACCAAAAGCCTTAGTTAGCCCACTGAAGCCTGACTTGGCTTTTCTTATGCCTGAGTCATCAAACTTAGATAACAGTTTTACAATGACAGCCATTAGTTCAACTTCCTATTTACCATGCGAGCATACTTATCAATAACTAATTTTATCTCACGCTCAGCATTAGGCAGAGATTCTTCAACTGCAGGATAAACAAAGTTACTCTGATTACGCTCACGCAACTTACTGACCATAGTTTGACCCTGCGAAGTGACCCTATGCCTACGTGTGCCATCCTTGTAGGCGTACTCATTTGTTACAGGCTTAGCTTTACGCATATTGCCCTTACCAGCCACATCTGCAATAGCAGTCATAGGTGAGTTCACCCAAATAGACACTAAAGGAGTGATCGCTGTTCGCCTGGAACGACCTGCACGAAACTTTGCAACAACACTATCTGCCTTCTTACCTGCACCCCAAGCAAGTCTTCCACTATTAGGGCCACCTTTTTTTGTTACTTGACCCATACCCGATAAAGGGGCAGTCTTAGGGATAACTTTACGAATAGCAGTAATAAGGGCTTTAGCAGGTTCTTTAGCTTCACGAACCATCTGATTCTTTAGACCAGGTTCTAACGCTTCTAAGTCTTTACTCAGTTGACGGATGTTATACACAACATTACTCATGGCTACCCACCGCCCCTTTGATGCTTTATAGCAAACAACATAGTATTTATCATCCGATCAGTTTCGTTCATCAACACTGAAGGGGCTATACCTGTTGCAACAGCAAGATTCGCAATCATCCAGTGATACGAATCAACACCTAAAGCATTTAGCCTTTTGGGTCTGTAACCTCAACTTTGGCAACAAGTTCAATCCAGCCATCAAAGTCTTCACCAGTTTTCTTGAGCCTAGTTACAGCAAGCCAAGCAAGATACAGCAAGTGTGTAACCTTTTCTAGTTTGTCTATACCAAGGTTGAAGCGGTCTTCCCACTTCACAATGTCCCCTGCAGAAGATAGAACATCAATAACAGTTCCATCAGTCAACTCTATGCGTAGGTTTAGTTGATTCATTAGGCTGTTGCTCTCGAAACTGCCCCAGTTGTAGGCCATGTAACAGAGAAAGTAGCAAGGTCACCGATAGTGCCTGAAACAGGGGTTAGATCTAGCACTGTGCAGATTGCTGTGTAAGCAGGGTTAGATGTTCCTACAGCTGAAGAAGAAGGTCTAATCACAACTGTTGCGTTAGTGCCTAGAAGTGGCCACAAAGTAGCATCAACAGTAGCTGCAGCATAGTCTTGGTTGAAAGTCAAAGTCAATGAACCTTCTTTTAGCCCTGCAACACGTGTCACCCAAGGTGAACCAAAAGCAGTAGTTGTAACATCGTTTGCTGTGGTCTTCAACTCAACCTGAGTTAGGTAGCCAGCAAGAGCAGTTGAATTGTTGATTGTAACGCTGAAATCTGTTGCGACAAAAATTGCCATTTATTATCCTTATCTTGCGAAAACTTGAACCGAAAACTCGGCACTGAAATAGTCTATACCGTTGATACTAACAGCCCCAATAGCAGAGAGTTCAGGCACAAACACTTCATAAGCATTACCGCCCAAAGTGCGATCAGACTCAATAGCGTATTTGACTGAACCTTCCCCAGGGGCAACCAAAACATCCATGTCACGCTGAGCTGTACGCTCCGAAACACGACCCAAAACAACAGTCACCTGAAAAGTGTATTCAGCCATAGAACGCTGATTCTGCTGATTATAGGCAACCTTAGCCAAACCAATCATCGCCATAGGTGGGTTCACTAAATCAGGTAGCGTTTCAACAACACGTAACCCCTTGATAGTTCCAAGGTTCTTAGCCAGCCCTGCACGAAGCAAACTTATAGACATCAAGCACCTGTTCTAAGCAGACGGTAAGGGTTACACAGCTGAGCAACATCACCATCCATGTTTGAACCTACACGCATAATTCCCATGTCCGATACACCTGCAACACCCAAAGGGGACTCTAGGCGTTTGAAAAGTCTTGAAGCCTGAATGATAGTCGCAAACTTGATAGGTTCAGGAACACTAGCCCAACCGAACTGACCTGTAACCTGCACCAAAGCAATTTCAGCCCAAACAGGGAATAAATAGTTATCGGTAGCAGTTATCACAGTGTAAGGACTATAAGCACCATTCGCCTTGTTGTTGTTAGGTTGCAGCTGATAATCGCCAACTTCCCAAGTCGTGTCAAAGATAAGTGGATCAGTGCTAGAAGTCTTTATGTCAGAGACAGATTGAGCATCATCAATCCAACAAGTAAAACCATCATTAGCCTGATAGTAGCGTACTTCCCCTGCAGCAGTTGAATAGAAGTAACGGTTGCAGTATTGGTCAATCATGCGAGAAGCAGAGTTTATGCTGTTCTCCAGTAGAGCATCATCCAAAGTATCTTGCAGGCGAAGTGCAGCTTTTACATCTGCAAGAGTGCAGTAAGCATTAGTTAAGGCCAAAATAAACTCCTAAAGTCTTTACTAGTTTAGCGTAACCTTAGATAAGCCTTTGAGTCCAAGTCTTAGGAGTCAAATCAGAATCAATCTCAATAGGCAAATGGTATTCAAAGTCCTTTACCCTAGGTCTAATCCAATCAACCAACTCACGCAACCCCTGATCTAAAGTAACAGTTGTTTCATACCCTAAAAGTTGTCTAGCCTTATCTGAGCTACATAAAGCAACATAAACTTCCTGTGGCCTGCCAGGCATAAAGATAGGGTCAAGGTCAAAGCCAATAATCTCTGCAAGTCGCACAGCCAATTCAAGAATCGAAATAGGGGACTCATCAGGGCCAATATTGATAACCTGCCCTACAGCCTGCTCAGACTCACAAGCAGTCATAACAGGTGCAATAACATCCTGAATAAAACTAAAGCAACGCAACTGAGTGCCATCACCATAAACAACAGGTTGCTTACCCTGCAACATCCTGTTAGTCATAATGCTCGCAACATTCCTAAACGGATCATCAAACTTCTGCCTAGCCCCAACAATGTTATGGGGAACAAGAACAACCAAATCAACATCATGAACCTTAGCCAAATTAGTCAACAACTTTTCTGCAGCTAACTTAGCAATACCATAAGGGTCTTGCGGTTTAGGGTCAAGACTCTCATCAAAGAAATCACCATGATTATTGCCATAACGAGCCATAGAAGACATGTAAACAAACTTTGGTACATTAGCCCGAATACTCGCTGTCATGGCGTTCACGCTTATCTGAACAGTGTTTCTGACCACAAGAGCAGGGCTGAACACACTCAAACCTTCATAAGCTGTGCAAGCAGAATGAATAACCAAATCTGCACCAACAAACACAGGCGAAATGGCTTCTAAATCATCCAAATCAACGTTATGGAACTCCACACCTGCAGGCACATTATCCAACGACCCACCAAGCAAGTTATCTATGCCACGAACCTGCCAGCCCTTAGCCAAATACGCATCAGCAATATGTGAACCCAGAAACCCTGCAACACCTGTAACAACAACTAATCCCAAGAGTTTGCTCTCCTAATCTGCAACTGCCAACGACCTTCATCAAAGATGTGAGCATCAACCTTCTGATTGAAATACTTTTGATTATTTCTAAAAGTCACTTCGTTACGCATACTCAGCTTGGCATCACTATTGATCGTTGAACTATTGTCATGCCCCAGCTGTAACGGTAAACGGTCAACACGCAAACCAGCATTAGCAATTCTTCTCTCATAATCGTTATCTTCAAAATAGATAGGATGCAACGCTTCATCAAACAAACCCACAGAGTTCACTATTTCTTCACCTACAGCAAAAGTCTGATAGTAAGGGAACTTGCTGCACAAAGTCAAAGCATCACTTTTAGCAGTCTGCAACAAGTTCAAATCCCCTGTTCTAAACCAGCAGTCAGCAGAACTAATAAACCAGCGTGTTTCAAAAGGCAACATCTTGATACCTAGATTCCATGAACTTGCAACACCTAAGTTACTAGGCAACTCCACCCAATGAACATCAACTAAAGGATTGTCATACTCAAAATCTTGCTCAACACCAGAGTTATTGATTACATAGACAGTTGCTTCAACATCAATGCTCTCAATCATGCGTTTCAACAAATCAAACCTGTTTAAAACAGGGACAATCAACTTCACGCTTTAGACAACTTCTCAATCAATGGCTTCCAAGACTCTTTATAAACCTTGTCCGCATCATAGTTCTTAGCGAAAGCAATAGTGTCTGGGAACTCTCCCCTGCCACGCTGATACGCCTGCTCCAACGCATCCACAATGCCAGACACCAAAGGAATGTTAAACCAAGTGTGTTGCCCTGCATCCCAGAACGGTTGCCCATTGACTAGGAACGAATCAGGCGAAGCAAGTTCAGCACTAGCTGCAAAGTTAGAAGTAATAATCGGCACACCACAAGCCTGAGCTTCAATCTGTGGAATACCAAAGCCTTCACCATAGTTACAGAACAAACCCACATCCCAAGCCGAATAGATCGCAGCCAAAGTTTCCTGACTAATGCCATAACTGTATGCAATCGGGTCAACCATCATCACCTTTTCAGGCGGTACACCACAAGCCTGCAAAATGTTAGGCAACACAAACCCAGACTGCTTGCCATACGGTTCAGTATGCAAATACAAAATAACGTCATCATGCTTAGCAGCGAAAATAGCGAAAGCCAACAAGTTTTCAGATACAGCTTTACGGTGAATAAACCCCCCAGCCTTATTAGCAAAGTTCATGCCAACAACAAAGCGATCTTTACCGCCAACAAACTCTCGGCCAGACTGACCTTCAGGCAAGAACTCAGTAGGTTTAAACAAGTTAGTGTCAATCGCATGTGGGATGTATTCAGACTCTAAGCCTGCTTTTTCAATCATGTCTTTACCAAACTTGCTCATAGCAATAGGCGTAACATTAGGCTTCTTCAACCAAGCCAAAACCTTTTCAGGTGCAGGCTGATGATCTATCGGAACCCAAGAAGCAATCGGAATGCTATCTAAAGCAGGGTTATCTAAAACCCACACATCATACAAAGTGATTAGCAGAGCAGGTAGCCCTTTGTTTTCCGAACTCCAGTGAGCGTGATTTAGTGGAAGAACGTCAGTAGAGTATTGGTTCATGCCACGACTGTAATGCGGTATTAGCCCTGAGCCTGTTTCAATTAGACTGTTGACACCTTCACCACCATAGTTAGACATCATGGCAACCTTGTGCCCATCCTTTACAAGCCTAGAAATCACTTGCTTGGATTGAGTGCCATAACCTGTTGGCTGATTGAGAGAGTTGCTGTACCAAGAAATAACAGATTTAGTCATGGCCTAAGCATAATAGAAAACACCCCCCAAATCTGTCCTACGCAACAGAGATGGGGGGTGAAATCTAGAAAGGTAAAGAAGCCTTAGCTTGCTCCACCCTTGAACTTCTTGATGTTTGCAGTCTGCACAAGAGCAGAGTCCAAACGCCAAGTTGCACGCCATGTAGCAAGGTCGTTAGCAAAGGCATAGTCATCGCTTCTCTGGATGTTCAATCCACCACCAGCGTTACGGATGTAGATGCTCTTTAGGTCACCAACAGCAAGAGAGTTCACGCCAGTACCAGGGTTCGGCATAGCAGGAGTTTCAATAACTGGAACACCAAGAACTAGATCTCTACGATCCTTTGAATCGCCAACCTGGAACACGTAGTTACCTGCAGTGTCCTTTAGCTTACGCAGAGCTGCAATAGAAGTGCTGTTTGCAAGCATAGCGAAAGAAGGGCGGTTGCGAAGTGAACCATCAAGGCTGTAAATCAAGTCAATGACGTTATCAGCACTGAACGCACCAGATACACCAGTTGAACCTGTAACACCAGTACCTGCAACAGGAAGGAAACCTGTAGGCTCTACTGTTCCAGTACCGTTTACAATCTCGTCAGCAATCTTGAAGCCCAGAGCGTTACCGAACTGTTCAGCCAAGAAACCAATGATGTCAACACCTGAATCAGCAATAAGTTCACGAGATAGCTGTGCTAGTGCTGAGAACTTGTATGCCGAAAGAGTCGTAAAGGCATTGAAGGTCGGAAGTGATTCTGCGATCGTTCCGCCCTGATTAACTATTGTTGCTGTTGAGAAACCTGATTGTGATGGAATCTGTAGGTTCTCTCCACCAGCGGTGTTGATTACAGTAGCGTACTCAAGCAGTGGGTTTACTAGACGTGCAGTCTTTACGATAAAGTCTGCGAAGGAAGTAGGCACAGGGGCTCCTGTTGTGGATCCTGTCATCGCTCTCTCTTCAAACTTGAAGTCGTGACTACGAATCTCGCCTGCAGCCATCTTACGAAGAATCTCTGCATCGCCATTTTGTGCACTTGCACCAGCAAAGTCAACTGTTGCTGACTGCATAGCTTCGGCAACTTTAGCTTCACGCTGCTCTAGCTCAATTAGTTCATTTCTCTTGTTGATGTCTGCAGTTAGAGAAGCATACTTTGCTTCGTCTTCGCCTGACCAAACGCCGCCACGAGCTTCAACTGAATCAATCAGTTCCTTAGCTTCGTGCCATGCTTTAGCCTTTGCATCAACCTGTTTTGCGATAAATTCGCTCATGGTTTGTTCCTTTCAAGAACATAAATGTAAGGGATTGTTTTAGGTTCAGAGATAAACTCACATAACCCGATCAGGGGATAAACGCTCCTGACATAAATAGTCTATACAACACGTTTATACACACACATAAAAACAACCCCAGCTGTTTGATCTATGCAGGCTTGCATTACAGGGACAGTTCTGGGGTCTTCGTGAACTGATAAGGAATCGCACCCCTGACATCCATACGGAAGCCATCTCACTGCCATCTTCACAATGGTCAGGCAGTTCAGTTCTAAAAATACTTTATCAAGATAAAAGAAAACCCCCTGGGACAAATCAGGGGGAAAAGAATTAGTTTTCTTTTTTAAAAGCAGGCACAATGAGAGGATGCCTACAAATCAACTATACACGCTGCATCAGCAAATCAAGCTGCTTCTTCTTTAGATCTAACAAAGCCTGTGGGTTAGTAACTTCAGGGTCTTTCTTCAAAACCTTACCCAAAGTATCTGTCAACAGTTCGCCCTGACGTTCAGT